CAAACGGCAAAAAATGTCATTAGATACTTGTGAAGGATCTAGAATGTCTGTCTATATCAGTCCTAATATGGTTATGATGCCATGTAGTTTTGCTAGTGAAGCAGATTACGGTGTTCAAATTACTGAAAAGAAAACCATTGATTATATTTGGAATAGATCTATGAATTTTAAACGATTCAGATCTATTTTAAAGAAAAATAAAGCTTGCTGCCCAGCGGGGTTCTAATATGAAAGTAAAATTAAGTTTTGTCACCAATTCAAGTTCATCAGCATTCATTGTTGCATTTCCAGAAAGGATAAAATTTCTTGACGATGTGGAAAATTACATACATCCAGAGGAAAAAGCAGAAGTAGTATTCCGCGATGCTATAAAACAAAAACCCCTTAGAGCAAATCCAAAAGGAAAACGCGTCCGCCAACAAGTATTTGGTACATTAGAATCTGGGTATTTTTCTGAAGCTCCAAATTATAGTAATGAAATAGATATTTTCCGGATAAATAATTGCATAACGCACAATGAAACATATAGTATATTTTATGACGACTTTGAAAAATCTTATATAAAAAAGTGTCATAAAGTTTTAAATCCAACTATTACAAATTTTTTAAAAAAAGCAGAAGGGCAATATATTTACTTTTTTGAATATGGAGATGAAGATGGGGAATTTATGTCAGAAATGGAGCATGGAAATACATTTAGACGTTTAAAACATATAATGGTAAGCAAACACTAAAAGGAATATGTTATGGATTCAGATAATGATTATCTTCTTTATAATGGAATGTTAACTATGGTCGAGTTTGTTGCAGTTCCAACCACTCTTGATATTGAACATTATCTAACTATGAGGGAAACAACAGGATTTAAAGACGCTGTCAATAAAAAACAGTTAATAATAATATGTGAAGCTGTAAAAAATTCAACTATTTTTGCTATGGTTAACAACAGGCGCATTTCAATTGAAACAATTTTTGCTTTCTTGCAGATTTTAAAAGAGTTGAATCTTATAATAAAAGTTGGGACGAACCCTCTTGCAGGAAAAGAAGAGATGTATATGAGAGTTGCTGAGGCATACTCTAACAGAGATGCTGATGGAAAACCTGCAACTGTTGTTTTTATTAATCTTTTGATGCTACACCAAGAAGGGTTAATGGATAAGGCATTAAAAAGTGTGGTTGAAATTGATGAGTATTACGAAGATATAAATAAAACAATTAAAACGATAGGAAAGTTCGATTGATTAAAAAGAGTCGCTCAAGCTTAATGAGCGACTCTTTTTTTTGTAACATTATTTTATAAAGAAGTTTAGTTCAATCTTCTCAACTACTCTTGTTGGGTTTAACGTAACATTAACATGAAATGTTTTCGTCTTTTTTTCATAATCTGTAGCACCAACTTCTACTGAGTAATCGTCCAAACCTCTCTTGTTCTTAATTAATTCAAGGAATTCTACGATTGCTCCAGATACTTGACCCCAAGTAATTGGATCATTTTGTTCAAAAATGAAGAATCTACAGAACTGCTCCAATGCTCTCTTGGCAAATAATACCATTCGAACAATATTTAAGTCTTGTAGTGCGCTTGGTTTTGCTTGAGATGTTAATTGTCCCCAAACAACATACCCAGCTGCAAACTTCACAATTGGATTTAACTGTTTCAGATACATCTGATCTCGTTGACCAAGACGTGGGTTATATCTTAATTCCTTAATTGATTCGATTGATCCTCTCTGGAATCCAGCCGCAGCAAACCATATTTCAGCAACATTATCATTTCTTGGTAATAGGTATGACATATGGTACACTGGTGAGAACCAAATATCTTGCCCAGTAAATGGATCAGATACTTTGTTAAATGATTCATATAATGAAACAAAATAGTTATTAAATGTATTAGTATTTGCTCTAGTTGATAATGCAAGTGTAACTGTTGCATTATCTCCATTATCAAGAATACCAACACAATCTCTTCTTGTTTGACATAAAGTACTAATTGCAGTCTTTACATCAGCTGGATAACCAGCATCATAAACAAGAGTAAAATAAATATTTTCAGTGTCTAGAATAGCATCTTCAACCGCTCCAGTATTTGGATTAGTTAACAAACCAGAATATGCTTGTTCTAACAATGTTTCTGCTTCTACAGTAACAAGATCTCCTGTTGCATTTCTCAATGAACCTTCCGAACCTTTTCTTAGTGGAACTGGTTCAGCATTAGTAAAAGCATCTGCAATACTTGCAAATGATGCTCTTACAAAGTAAGTGATTTCTGAAGCAGTATCAAAATCTGATATAGCACCGTTCCATCCTTGAGTTCCACCTGTTAAATTTCTGTCTGGAAATACATTAACTGTTTCATCATCAACTCCGCTTGTTACTCCCATCCAACCCCATATTTCATTTCCTTTTCCATCTTTGGCAACAACAACAAAATTTCCATTTCCTGTTTCTAATGCATTATCCCAATCAGTAAAATCTTGTTTATTATCAGTAATTGTAGCAGAACCAGCTGTTAAAACAACAGAAACAGTTCCGATTTCTTTATCATAATCTCTTACAATTAACTCATATCCATCTGTATACGCACCAGATGCTAACTCCATTTCTGCTCTTAGAAATGCCGAATATGTTTCCAAGACAGATGTAATAAAAATAGAATCTCCAGCATTATCGACAGCATTTGGATTAAATGAAACTTCAAATGATTCAACAATAACATCATCTCCATCTGATTGTTTTTCATAAACATCCAGAACATATACTCCAGATACTGTTGGATTTGAAAATTCTGTAAATCTAACACCTATTGAGTTATAATAATCGCCTCTTCCAATTGGATATAAAAAGGCAATTGGTTTTGTATCGCCATCAGTTTCAAGATTAGTTTTCAATTCAGCTATTGTATTTAAACTATCTACATATGAAATAGAAATAGATGCAGTAGTATCTACAGTAGCTAATTGAGAATCAATTCTTAAATTGGCATATTGAGCATCATCTGGTAAACATCTAATCCAATAAAGAGATCCCGATTCTCCAAGATGATTATAGGCGAGATATGGACCTTGTCCATAATTTTTTCCAAAAGCGGTTATATCTGGTTCGCCAAATTCTGAAATAAATTCTGATCTTCCTCCAATGAAAAGCAGTTCATTATCTCTTCCTTTATTAGAGAACCCACATATAAATCCGATTGTGGAAGGTACGACTTGAACAAAAGTTGACAAGTCTATAATTTTGGTAAATACGCCCGGAGATATATTTGCCATTTTCTTTTCCTCCGATATAATAAATTTCTCTAAGTAGTTTTTTAGTTCTAATGATAATTATCCTTTCTCTCCAGGTCTAACCCTTGATATTTTAAATATTCATTTCCTTTTATAAATATAAATACCACACAAAAATAAGTCTTCTGTCTGTAGTTTTAACCATAGACGGAAACGTAACTCTTGCAAATAAACTAAACTGGCCACTATATCCTCCTGCTTTAGATTCTGATGAGAATAAACCAGCTTCGCTTAATTGAAATCCATTAGCGTCATCTGTACCTATTGTTGTAGTTATTTTGACTACAAGCCATTTAGAATCATTAAGTAAATCTCTTTCAAATATAATATTATCAAATGGATGTTTATAATATCCTTCATCTGCATAACCAGCTGAAACAATATGATAATCTGCTGATGAAGCATCTGTGGCGTTTATCATAATCCTTGCAGATAAATCTTCATCTGTTAATGTTGGTGGAATTGGATCAAATGGATCTGCCGGAGTGACACCTCCATCTCCCAATCCAAACCAAGAAAGAAACTCATCTTTTGTTGGTCTCGGATATGAATAAGTTCCATCAGTATTATCAACATCCACTAGTCTTTGTGTAAGCATTTCCCTTCCGCGGTAAACAACTAAATTACTTTTTCTAACTAACTTTTTCTTACCATCTTTTCCTACTTCATAAATTTCTACTATTCCTTTTGGTCTTCTAACTACTTTATCAGTTGGATCTTGCATAGAATCAATCAAGCAGTTATCTCCATAATATTCTCGACATACAATTTCTGTAGTTTTTACTTTATTGCCTTTTTTTCCCATGATTATTATTCCTCTTATAAGATGGTGGTAACGAACTATAGTTTATATTTTGTTCTAAATAGTTCTTTGGTTTGGAACGAAAAACTATATATATTAATAACTAACAATACAAATCTTTACTATTAACTTTCATATGGAGAGAATAATTAAGGAGGTCTAATGAAAGACTTTTTAATCCGTACTACGTGGGGGAAATGTGGAACCTATCTCCATAAAGAAGATCTTATAAAATTAATAGAAGCATCAGTTAAACATTGTCAAAGTGTAAACGCTATGGCAGAACTGAATCTATTAATAAAATCTCTTGAAGATGGGGAAGTTGATATGGATCCATAAAATTTAAAAAAAGGAGTCACGGCGATGTTGAGCTCTTGTCGGGTATCAACATCTAAAACCGTGACTCCTTGCAAACCCTACATTGTTTTTTTTGTTATTCTAAAAATGTACCACAAGTTCCACAATACTTCATTGATGATTTAGATTTTGTTCCACAAGTTTTACAAGTTAGTTTGGTCTTAACTGTAACAGGTTTAGAAACAGTTGCTCCACTTTGAGTTGATCCTTTTAGCTGAATAACGATTACTTGTGCTTCTTCTAATAAACCAATAGAAGCATAATTAAATTGTTGATTCACTTCAGAACCTTTTACAGTAATTCCCTCATCAGCATTTGGTTCAACACCTAAAGAATCTTGACATATTGTATCATTTTGTTGAACATTACAGTTAAACGATTGAACCTCTCCTGTCATTCCTTCTGGACTTTGACCACCACTGTTAGTATAATATAGAGATCCTGCCGGAGAATACCACGGAGTTCCTCTATATACGTCATACTTTATATCATTATGATAATGATAGTGGTGGTGTACTTCTTCTATAGATTTCATAATCCATGGTTCAGGTCTTGGTTTTTCAAAAGCAAACTCGACTCTAATCAGTCCGTCATCTGCTCTGTCGCCTCTGTGTTCACTAATTTGTTTCGTTTTATTAATAAAGCGAAATCTATTTTTAGCAACACTTCCACATAGAAATCCATGTAATTCACTTTCAGAGTTTGGTTCAAGAATAAGAGAACTGTTATCCAAAACATCATCACCGTCAATGGATACATTTACAGATACTCTTTTTGTGTTTAGATTTTTTAATAGAAGTGTGTATTCACTTCCAAAAGGTAGGTAAACAGCTCCATCTTTAACTCTTAAGATTTTGCCATTCGATTTTACTTCCGCTACGAAATAGTCTTTATAAGTCATGATATTATCTCCTTTACAGGGTAGAGACTAGACCCTCAGATTTGTTTAAAGTCCCTTGGTTTTATCATGCAGGGTTTTCATTATATTTGTTCTATCTATATATATTAATTAGTGAAAGAATTAAACTTATTTTAAACTTTAAATTAGGAGATAGATATGG